AATGTGGAGGTGTGGAATTAAGATTAGGATAAGATTAGGATAAGATTAAGAGGGTGTGGTTGATATATAAGCTAAATTATATAGATTTGATTAATAAGTTAAGTAAAATAATAATTAAAAAATATTAAAATGGCTGAGGTGTGGAGGCCCCAGCCTCGATCTACTTTGATTTACATTATTCGTTATCGTCATCCCGCTTTTTCACGTCTCTAACTTGCTTATATACTTTTTCAAGCCCGATCAAGCCATTTTCAAACTCCCGCATCACGTCTTCATCGCACTCTCCGCATAATTCAATTAGATATTCTTTCAATGCATCTAGTATCTTCTTTCTCTTAGCGGCAACCGCCAAACTCAACTCGACCCGCTGCTTTGCCATAAAGTACACAGCCAAGATATCCTCTGGCGTAGCACCGGCCGCCGCCAGTTCTTCCATAATATCAAAGATACTTTCCATTCCGCTCATACTATCACTCCATTCTTTTCTGCTCTTGTTCTATTATAATAATATTATATCATAATTTTTTCTATTTTTCAAGTGCGGGCGCCGCATCTGGGCCTATTTACGCATAAACCAAAATTTTCAAAAGTCTCTCCCGCTGTTTTTGTATTGCTCTTGTTGATCTCTTGTTCTCTGTAGTGCCATATTTTCTAATCGTACGAAGTTCTTACCGTTTTGAAACAAAAGAAGATGAATGGCGGGAAATGATCTTAATTTGATCTGCTTTGGGGGCAGGAAATAATTTAAAAAAGGGGGTATTTACAAAGAAAAGAATTCTTATTTTAAAATATAGGAACTTTTTTCAAGTAATAAGTCTTCTATACATAAATTATTATAGTGAGTATATGGAATTCTTATAATAGGAATGTTGTTATCTTTACACCACTGATTTTTAATTTTATCATGCTCTTGAATAATTTTAAATTTTTCTGGAGTTGCATATACCCCACCTGGATGAAAATGTTGTTCCCCATCAAATTCTATTATATATTTTAATTCATATAAATAGAAATCAAATCTTCCTTTAAAAGATAAAGTTTCTGGAGTCCATTCTTGAATATAATTAATATTATAAGAATCTAATAATTCAGATATTTTATATTCACCTCGAGACATTTTTAAGCAGCCACAAGATAAAACATTTCCTGAAGTTAAATTCCCTAAAGTAATGTCTTTTGTGTTTCCACATTCACAAACACAATGCCATTTTATTCCATTGCCCGTGTTGGTTCCCAAAATGGGAGATATAGCAGTTAACAATCCAAATTTTTGATTTTGAATATTTCGATAATGTATTTTTTTAGCCATTTGTTCATTTCTATAACAACCACAGCTTTGTGTTAATCCAGAAGTAAGACTTCTTGTAGCAATGTTCTTTTCATTTCCACATTGACATTTGCAATGCCATAAAATATCTCCATAAGGAGTTTTTCCTGCTTCATAAAGGACTGTTAGTCTGCCAAAATGTTGGTTAGTTAAGTCTTTATATGTTTTATTTAAGCACCCACAACTTTGAATAGGATTATTTTTTCTTTTTAAATAATTATAAGTAACAATTGTTTCATTTCCGCAGTCACAAAGGCATTTAAAATATTTTTCATAACCTTTTAAATGATCTAATTCTAAAATAGTAAGTTTATGATATTTTTCTCCTAGCGCTTGAGTTGTATTATTATTACAGATAGGACATTTCCAATATTTTGAGTGAAAATAATTTTTACTTAGAGGGAAAAAATGATTCCTATTACATTTGCATAAAATTTTATTTTGATTTGTTATATATATTGGAGTTAGATGTTCAATTTCTTCATTAAAAGGAATGCGGCAGCCGAGTGATTCATTAGTCTCGGGCCATTTAACTTTAGCTGACTCTAAGGAAGAAGTAAATTTATCTGAATAATATTCTTCTAATTTATGAATAGTATTTTCTAAGTGTTCGTCCATAAAAAATTCTCCTTTCTTTTTTTTATATTATAACATAAATTTTTCAAAAAGTCAAGTCTGCCGCCCCGGACTAAGTTCAAACAACCATGCGGCAGCCGCATATAGGAGCATGTCTGGGGCAGGCTCCGAGGGGTAGGTTAATATCGGGAAATCTAGGCGAGGGATCGAAAAGTTCAAACAACCAGCAAAAATTGCCATATGAGAGGCGAAGGGCTAGACTCGGCTCATCACCTTCGGCGACGCGCCTACGACTTCGTTTGTGAATTAACAAACGAGCCTGTGAAACTTTTAACGAGCTCCGGGCAAAAAGAACGAGTGTTTGTCAACACTCGCTCACATCTAATACTTCTTTATTATCCCTCCTTTTCTGCTAAACAAACTAATTGTCCAAATTTTGCGCATATCTCTGCAAAAGCAACATAAGCGCAAATTTGTAAATCATCCTCACTAGCTTCATTGGGAACACCATACATATCCCACTCATCTATTAAGTCCTCATCTCCGATAACTTCTCTTATGTAGGTGTTCATGCCCCCTAAGAGATTCATTTTTAATATAATTTCTTCATTCATTTTCTTTTCTTCTTCTGAAGTAGTTAATAAATCAAGCCAATAATTTGCTCTTCTCATTTAATTTACCTCTCTTTCATTTGATAAGTTAATTATATATAATTCTAGGATAAAAGTCAAATATAAAAATACACAAAATTTATCGTAAAAAATTGGCAATATTAACTCTTGACAAAAATTCGGGCAAGCTTGGCCGGAGGCCGCCCGCTCGAGCACAATTAAATTGTATCCAATTTATTTGGGTTAAAAGAAAGCATAGCGTGTGCTATGCGTCTTTAAAGAGTATGCTTTCGCGGTCTTTTATGCCTTTTTCTTGCCTTTTCGGCACTGAACAAGGTCAATTTTGAATGTAATTCCGTTAATTTCTACTGAAATTAGCTTATTTTCGTTTAAAACCTTGATATTTTCGAGTTCAACACCCTCACAGCGGGTTAAATTCGTTAAAATCGAGTCAAAAAGGGCTTTTTTCTCGTCAGAAACCTTTATTTCTGGCTTTTTTCGTGGCTTTTTCTCAGTTTCGGTGTAAGCATCCTTGTCTATGCGTACTTTTGACGCTTTTTCGTCAAGTTCTACCTGTTCCTCATTCTCCTCATAGCCGTTATCAGTGAGCCACAACTCAACGGCTTCATTTTCAGTTATACCAAGAGTAGACACAAGACTGTCTATCTCCTTAGTCGGGATAGATACCGACTTACCATTTGTAGTTTTATAAATCATATATCCCCCTTGCGGGAGGGGGCTTAATCGCCCCCGCCTTAATTAGTCAGCAACAACAGAGAAAAGAGTTTTCTTTCCGCTCTTATCCTTTGCAACCTTACCAACCGCAACAAGCTGATTGAGCATGGTTGAAACTTTCTGATTGGAAAGACCTGCGAACTTCTCAGAGCCGTTAAGCACATCAGTTGCAGTTGCTCCACCCTCAAAACCTGCAAGCACCTCGAGAATGTCCTCTTTAAGCGCTTCGTTAGCTACCTGCACAGCGCTAGGCTTCTTATTTGCGGACTTCTTAGCAAGCAACTCAATCTGCTTGTCAAGGAACTCAACCATCTCAGGCTTATCAGCAACCTCAGCCTTAATCATTGCGAACATCTGAGCCTTTGTAACTTTCTTTTCCATAAAATACACCTCTTTCTTTGAATGAATTTGTTTACTTGTTTCATTTGATATATTTATTATATCAAATTTTTTTAAGGTTGTCAACATCTTTTTTAATTTTTTTTGAAAAAATTTTTTAAGGTGTTTTCCTTACCTTGTAAATACATTATAATATAATTTTTTAAAATCGTCAAGTCAAAATTTCGGGTTGTAGATAAAAAATCTTTGTGCAAAATTACCATTGACAAAAATACGTGGGATGTGGTATAATGGTAAATTCGACGCGCTGCGCTTCGCTGGCGCGCCGCCCGATTTAATTGTGTACAATCTAATTGGGCATAAAAAGAGAGGTCGGGGCTTGCGCCCCTACCTCTTTAATCCTCATCTGTTAAGCCGTTCGCCATGTAGAACTCCATTAGACTAGCCCTCATGCGCTCCATCATCTTTTTGACTTTGCGCGGGTGTTCTTTTGCATAGTTCACTGCCCACTGTGTAGCCATTATTTCATCAGGCAGGTTGAAGTACTGCCATTCAAGAACCTTGCTATACTCTTCGTCTGCATCTTGCATTTCTTCATCTATGCGCTCTTTCTCTGCGGTACAGAAGTCAAGAAGCGCGCCCTCTATCTCGTCATTAGCCTTGTGGTGTCCTATCTCGTGAAGGATAGACAACACGAAACTTTCTGCTGTACCTCTGCACTTATAGCCAAACCGCTCTGCTAAGAACTCATTAAACCATTCATCCTCGACCTCATAACCAAGTTTATAGGTCATGGTTTCATCATCATAGTAGTACGCATATTCATCTGACAGCTTTGCGGACTTTATTCCGAACTGTGCAACCTCTGCGGTGATTGCCTTATTTAATTTTCTTTTCCCTCTTACTCTAATTTTTCCCATGTAGTACACCTCTCTTTCTTATAAGACAATTATATAATATTATTTTTAAATTGTCAATAGGTTTTTTAAAATAACAAGTGCTTTTTATACCGGCGGGAGGTCGCGTCCAAACCCGCATGGGGTCTGGCTTCCCGCCCACCTATCATGCACAATTTTCAACTAACTTGATAAGCTCGTCCATGATGTTTTTATTTGCGTCTATTGTTGCGCCTAAATGCCAACCGTTACGCACTTTTTCGTTATCATCAACAAGCACTTGGAAACCGCCTTTTTTACGTGTACAGTCTGCTTTTGTACGTCCGTACTTGATAAGATGAATTTCATCATATTTAAAAC